CGCGTATAGCAAAGCGCTGGACATCAAGGATCAAAAAGAACGCGAAACGGCTCTGACCCGGCTGGATGAGGCCTACAAACTCGGCGAGTTGTTCGCCGATCAGCAGGTGCTGTCCTTCGTACGCCCCGCGCTCGCTAACCAGAAGGATCTCGGCGGCATCAAGCAAGGCAGCAAGGACGCGGCCGATAAAGGCGTGCTCGATCAGGACTGGGCCAAGCGTATGGGCAGCTCGAAAGAACAGCTCAAGGAACTGCGCATCAACTTGGCCGACATCGGCATTTCAGTGGGCAACGCACTGCTGCCGGCTATTGTGGACGTAAGCCGGGAAGTAGTTCCGCTAATGCGTTCCTTCTCCACCTGGGCAGGCGAAAACCCCGAACTCATCAAAGGCATCGTTGGCCTTGTCGGCGGCCTTCTGCTTGGCAAAATGGCCTTCATCGGCGTTGCTTATGGGGCCAACTTGGTGATGTCGCCATTCGTGGCTATGAAGACCACCATGACGGCGCTTTCTTCCAAGTGGACGCTGCTGCAGGCCGCGTGGCATGGGGGCAAGTTTGCGCCGTTGCTCAACGGCCTCGGTAAAGGGGCACGGGCCATGCGTATCGCCGGAAGCGCGGCCAGTTGGTTCGGCCGGGCCGCGTTGAACGACCTTCGTTCAGCGCTCACGGCAGCGGGAAGAGGCGCCGCTTGGCTGGCCCGTGGCGGCATCATGTTGGGCAAGGCATTGGGTGGTCAGCTGCTCACTGGCCTGCGTCTTGTTGGCCAGGCCGTCTTATGGATCGGCCGAGCCCTGTTGATGAATCCCATCGGCCTGGCCATCACCGGGATCGCGGTCGCGGCCTTCCTGATCTACCGCTACTGGGGACCGATCAAGACTTTCGTCAGTGGCTTGTGGGTTGAAATCAAAGAAGGCTTCAGCGGCGGCATTTCCGGGATCGCGCAAACATTGCTCAACTTTTCCCCGGTTGGCCTGTTCTACCGGGCCTTCGCGGCGGTGATGAACTACTTCGGCTTTGAATTGCCCGGCAAGTTTTCCGAGTTCGGCGGGATGATTGTTAGCGGCCTGGTCAACGGCATCGCCAGCATGGCTGGCTCCTTGAAAGAAAGCGTGTTGGGCATCGGGGCATCCATTCAAGGCTGGTTCACCGAGAAACTCGGCATCCAGTCTCCAAGCCGGGTATTCATCGGGTACGGCGCGAACATCAGCGAAGGCGCCGCCATCGGCATCAGCTCCCAAGCGGGGCTGGTGCGGGAGGCCGCGCTCGGAATGGCAGCACAGACCGGCGTTGACATGACGCCGCCGAATCCAATGGACGTTTCCAGAGCGGGAATGATGGCGCCTGCAGGAGGCAACCGTCTGGGCGGCAGCCCCGGCGCCGCAGGGCAAATGAATTTTACCTTTTCCCCGCAGATCAATGTTCCGGCCGGCGCCGGCATGGATCAAATCAATCAGGGCCTGCAGGCCAGTTACGCCGAATGGATGCGAATGATGGAACGTTTCTTACGCGACAAACGCCGCCTCAGTTATGGCTCTTCAGATGAGGTGATCGCTTAGTGTTTGCCATCCTGGGTGACATCGAATTCACCGTTGCCGGCGGCATCACCGGCATGGATCAGAGCGGGACGGCTGACTGGGCCGAACATTCGCGCATTCAAGGCAAGCCGCTGCTGGAATGGATTGGCGAGGGGCTGGATGAGTGCAATCTCACCATTGAATTACACCCGCTGCTCGGCGATCCCGAGGAACGCCTGCGGGCGTTGCGCCTTGCCAAGAGCAAACACGAGCCCTTGGCCTTCGTCATGGGCAGCGGCGAATACCTTGGCCCCTACGTCATCTGCAACATGAGCAACACGACACGCCGCGCAACGGCCGTAGGCCAGGTGCAAGCCGCTACCGTTCAACTCAGCCTGAAAGAGTACACTGGGGCCTTTACGCGGAAGGTTGGCCGGCCGGGCCTGCTCGATCCGGCGGTGAGCGGAACGCCCGCCGCCGCGGCCGGCACTCCTGGGCTGATCTCGCGTTTGATGCCGTCACCCAGTACGACGCAAATGGTGCTGGGTCACGCGAAAACTGCCGGCAACATTTTGAAGGCGGGCCAGAACCTGTACGAAACCGTCAAGAGCGGCAACCCCTCAATGATCCTCGGCCAGGTTCCCCAATTATTGGGCGTTACGGCGCGGGCTATCGAGCCCCTGCAAGGACTGAAAGACATTGCCGGTCTGCTCGCAGATGGGGCTGATCTATCGCGCCTCGGCGAGGACGTTCTGAGCGGAGTCATGGGCGCCAGATCGAGTCTCAACCCGGTCGACCTGGGCAACATCGTCGAGCGTTTTTCCGCATCCAAGGACTCGCTCGATCAGGCGTTTACGAAGATGAACGGCGCCAGCGCCCGGCTTTCGGGCTTAGCCGCGCAAGTACTCACCAGGAGGGCTTGATGTTCATTCCGCACACTACGACCGAGGGCCAGCGCTGGGATCAGTTGGCCTGGCATTACTACGGCGACGCTCACCGTTATATGCCGATCATTGAGGCAAACCCTCACGTCCCAATCACCGCCGCGTTGCCTGCCGGTTTGACTTTGGCGATCCCGGTTCTTGAGCCGGCGCCTTCTGCGGAGGATCTGCCGCCATGGATGCGATGAGTCCCACGCAGGTGCCCGAGGCGCGCTTCGTTCTCACCTACCAACAGAGCAACATCACCCGCAATGTCAGCGTGCATCTGCGAACGCTGACCTATACAGACTTTCTCACCGGCCAGGCTGATAGCCTTTCGGTCGAGCTGGAAGACTCCGAGGGAAAATGGCGTGATGCCTGGTATCCCGGCCACGGCGATACGTTGAGCTTGGCTATCGGTTGGGAGGGCCAGCCGCTGCGAACCGTCGGCCGTTTTGAAATCGACCGTGTCGGCCTGAACGGCCCGCCCTTTACCGTGACCATTGACGGCTTGGCCACCGGCATCAAAGCCTCCCTGCGCACCACTGAACACCGGGCCTACGAGAACACTACGCTGGACGCCATCGCCAAACAGATCGCCGTACGCCAAGGGCTGGAGCTTATCGGCAGCATCGAACCGATCAAACTCGACCGGCTGACTCAGCAAAACTCAGATCTGGAATTTCTGCGCGACCTCGCCGGGGAATACGACTACGCCTTCAAGGTGACGGGCTCGCGTATGGTCTTTCACGCAATCAGTGAACTGGCCAAGGCAGCGCCGGTTGCCACCTTTACCCTGGGCGATCTCAGCCGCGTGAGTTTGCAAGATCAAATCAAGGACATCCCCCAGGCCGTTGAGGTCAAGCACAAAGACCCGGCGAAAAAGAAGCTGGTGGCCTACAAGATGGAGAATGGCGAAACAGTTGCTGTGCCCAGCAGCGTGAGCAAAAGCACCACCAGCGGCGATACCAAAAAAAGCCGCAAACGCAGCGCATCCGAAGAAGAGGCTAAGGCGAAGGCCAAAGCGGAGCTGGCCAAGGCAAATCGCGAAAGAACAACCGGTAGCTGGGAGTCTATGGGGCGGCCCAATCTGTTCAGCGGGAACATCGTGACCCTGGTCGCGGCCGGCAAGTTGGGGGGTAACTACCTCATCAACTCGTCACAACACCGGATGATCAGGAACGGCGGCTATACCGTCGAGCCGTCAACCTGCCGCGTATCGGCGCCTTCCATCGGGCTGACGGCGGACAAGATCAAGCCAGATCTCGCGCTTTCGACCTACGGCATTCAGAACGAAACGGTGGCTTGACCATGGAGAGCAAGTAATGGGCGTCGAGCTGGAGTACGGCGAAGTCAGCAAAGTTGATTACATGACCTGCCGCATACGCGTTCGGCTAGATGATCGCGACGGCGTTGAAAGCTACTGGTTGAACGTCCCGCAGCGTAATACTCAGGGCACGAAGTGCCGCCCCTTGATGCCTGAGCTGGGTGAGCAAGTCGCGGTATTACTGGACTCTGACGGCGTCGGCGGCGTCTACCTTGGCGGCGTTTACTCAACCGCAGAGCCGCCCCCAGTCACGGACGAAGACACGGACTATGTCCGCTTCAGTGACGGGACGACCGTCACCTACGACCGCGCCGAGCATGTCATGTCATTGGTGTGTGTAGGGCAGACCAGCCTCGTTTGCGATAAGAACCTGGACGTCCAATGCGGTATGCCGGTGACCATCAAGGCGCCCGTGGTAACGCTGGACTCCCCGGACGTAAAAGCGACCGGCAATGTTTCGGTAGGCGGCAATCTGGAGGTGACCGGCAATATCAATGCGGGCGGAACCGTCATGGATGCGGGCGGCGACTCCAACCATCACACCCACTAAGCCGTTGTTTCACTGCCCCTCGGTTGACCCACGCCATAGTTCACGCTGGCCCGAAGCGCATGACGAAGCTTCAGGGCTGGCCGTTCAATGTAGTAGTACGAAA